ATTCAATTGGATTTAATCCATATAATAACGTATTCCAACATAACATGGAACAATATTTTTCTATGACTAGAGATGACATAGAATCAATGTCACCAGAAGATTGTGCTCAAGTATCTTATGTATTAGGACAATTTGCTTTTCATATTCAAAGAAGTATTAATAGGGAAATAGCTAGAGTAAATTGGGCAGAAGACAGTATCAAAGAAGTTATAGCAGACGAGATCAATAACTATAAAGGATATGGATATATAGAAAAATCTTTACAGGCTATAAAACATAATGATAAAGCAAGTAGTTTAAATAAAATTAAAAAATATGCTAAACAAAGATCCGACAGATTGTCGTATTTAGCTAATAATATTAAAAACCTATCAGATATAATGTTGTCTGTACAAAAAGCAAAGGCGAAACATGGCACTTGATAAAGAAGATATACTAGCCTTAATATCTATTTTGAAAAAAGGTTTAGAGGACGATTCTGATACGCCCGAAGAAAAAGTGGTATCTAGAAATACTAATAAAAAAAATATATCGTCAAGTAAAAAATCCTCTTCTAAGAAGAAAAATAAAAAAGTTAATAAATTCAGTGATATGAGTGAATTTACAATGCATAAAGAGGATATAGAAATTGATAAGCAGTTGAATGTAACACCTCCATCTCCTAGAACTAGGTCATTTTCCATGGTGGATGTAGTTTGTAGGGTGTGTGGTAAAAAAGAAACAGTCAGTCCAGCATCTATTACAGAATCATCAGGAAGATACAAGTGCAATAAATGTTGCACGCTACCCGGCTAGGTCATATCATAGAACATGAGAAAAGTTTTAGCAGATCCATCTGCCGAAAGAGCAGTATTGAGTGGTTTAATAACCTACGGAGATCAGGTTTATGTTGACGTAGCTGACCTGCTATCTGACGATATTTTTACAGTAGACAGTAATCAGCATATCTATCTTTGTATTAAAAATATTTTTGATAAACAAACCTCTCCGACGTTAGACATAGCATCCATAATGTCTTCTGCTCAAGAACTTTCTATTGGACACATTTTCGCACATAAAGAAGAAGTCCAACACTTAAAAGCTATATGTGATTTTCCTGTAGATATAAAAAATGTTAGAAAATTTGCAGGAAAGATTAAAAAGCTTGAAATAGCAAGAAGCATATATGGCAAAATGGATCACATTAAAGAATCCATGCTTGATGTTACCGGCAGTGAATCAGTAGCTTCTATTTTAGGTATAGCAGAAGAACAAATATATAACTTAGCAGAAACCCTGTCTGGAGAACCTGAGTCTGCTCCTGTTTCAGTAAGTAGTAATATAGAAGAATATGTTGAAGAGTTGAGCAAACAGGTTGTCGATCAGATTGGTATTCCTACTGGATTTCCTGTTTATGATCAAGCTATTGGAGGAGGTTTAAGAAGAGGTACTATTAATGTTATAGCAGCAAGACCTAAGACAGGTAAAACATTATTAGCTGACAATATGGGTTATCATATAGCTAATAAATTAAAGATACCAGTATTGAATATGGACACAGAAATGTCTAAAGAAGACCATATCCATAGACTATTAGCTATGATTACTCAAATAGAACTAAATAAAATAGAAACTGGTAAATTTTCAGATTCTCCTAATCAAGTTAAAAATATACAAAAGGCTGTTGATGAATTAAAGAAAACAAATCTGTATTATAAAATTATTGCAGGTAAACCTTTCGACGAACAATTGTCCATAATGCGTAGATGGATAGCAAAAGAAGTAGGTTTCAATAGCGACGGAACTGCTAAAGAATGCGTTATATTTTATGACTATCTAAAGCTTATGGATTCTATAGGCATGTCTCAAGACCTGAAAGAATATCAGGTTCTAGGTTTTATGATGACAGCACTGCATAATTTTGCTGTGAAGTATAAAATTCCTATCGTAGCTTTTGTGCAACTTAATAGGGATGGTATCACAAAGGAAAGCACAGACACAGCTAGTGGATCAGATAGGATTATATGGTTATGTAGCAATTTTAGTATTTTCAAAAGAAAAAGCGATGAGGAAATAGCTCAAGACGGACCAGAAAATGGTAACAGAAAACTTTTACCTGTTGTAAGTAGACATGGTGGAGGATTAGACGACAATGATTATATTAATTGTAACATGCAAGGTTGGTGTGCAAGAATTACTGAAGCACAAACTAAATTAGAACTAATGAATAATACCCAAGCTAAACAAGAAGGATTCTCTTTGGATGACAACACTAATGAAGCCGAAATTCCGTTCATATAATCAGCGTCAATTAAAAGAAATATCTGATATATTATGCTCAGACATCGAACATACTTTAGAAAGTTTAGGTGTTGAAGATTATAAGATTATAGATAAGATGGTAACTATGAGCTGTCCCATACATGGAGGAGACAACTCATCTGCTCTGAATTTATACTATGTGGGAGATACCTACAGAGGTAACTGGAAATGTAGAACGCATCAGTGTGAGGAAACTTTTAAGTCTTCAATTATAGGTTTCATTAGAGGATATCTTTCTAAGGAGCAAAAGGATTGGGAAAAACCAGGGGATGACACTGTTTCTTTTGCTGAAGCTATAAGCGTAGCTGAAAAGATAGCTAAATATGACGGAAAAGAAATTAAGGTTTCTAAACAACACAAAGAAAAATTTAATTTCGTTAATACAGTTAAAAATATTGCTATAGAAAAACCAAAATCTGTTGGTGTTGAAAGAAATTTTATTAAATCAAATCTTGAGATTCCTTCTAAATATTTTATATCCAGAGGTTTTGATAAGGATATCTTAACAAAATATGATGTCGGAGAATGTACTAGACCCAATAGGCCCATGTCTTCTAGAGCGGTAGTGCCAGTATACGATATGGATGGAGATATTATGGTAGGATGTTCTGGTAGGAGTATTTTTGATAAATGTGATAAATGCTCTGCCTATCATAATCCTACTCATAACTGTCCACAGAAAGAGAAGTCGTGGTTATATTCTAAATGGAAACACAGTAGTGATTTTAAAACACAAAATTATTTATACAATATGTGGTATGCTAAAAAATACATAAAAAAAACAGCTACGGTAATTATTGTGGAAAGTCCAGGAAATGTATGGAAATTAGAACAGGCAGGAATTCATAATAGTGTTGCTGTATTTGGTACAAATTTAGCAGATAGACAAAAAATGATTATAGACATTTCTGGTGCTATGAATATTATAACAGTAATGGATAGTGATGATCCGGGTCAGGCTGGAGCTAAAAAGATATATGACAAATGCAATAGAACATACAATGTTTTTAATATTAAACTATCTAATAATACAGATATAGGGGAGATGGATACTGAAGACATCAAGAAAGAGATTTTACCTCAAGTAGAAAAGTATTACATATGAAGATATTAGCACTATCCGGAAGAAAGCAGTCTGGAAAAAGTTTAGCTGGTAATTTTATAATAGCTAGCCTATTGTCTAAATTGTTAATAAGCAAACAAACCTTTATGGACAACAATGGAAATATAGTTGTTACAGATTTTTTTGGTAATGAAAGCTATTCTGGAATTTTTTCATATAATCCATTAAATACAAGCAATGATGATATAATCAATGCTGTATACAAAAAATTAAAATCTCATGTGACTATATATAATTTTGCTGATGCTTTAAAAACTGATATTTGTATCAATATTTTAGGTATGTCTTATAGAAATTGCTATGGCACTGATCAAAATAAAAACGAATTAGTTAATTGTTTTTGGCCAGACACAAATAAACAAATGACCGCTAGAGAAGTCATGCAATATGTAGGTACAGATATTTTTAGAAAAATGCAAAACAATGTTTGGGCAGACTCCGCTTTGCTGAAGATTAAGAAAAACAAAACTTGTAATTTGGCTATCATTACAGACTGTAGATTTCCTAATGAGGTAGAAGCCGTAAAGAAATCTGGCGGTCAAATAGTTAGGCTTTGCAGGAATCAACATGGGTCTGTTCATTCCAGTGAATCTGCTTTGGATAAAGACAATTACGATTGGTCTAACTTTGATCATATCGTAGATAATTCAGAAACATCTATAAATGAATATTTATCCCTCTTGTTACCAATAGTAGAAAAATATATATGATTATTACATACTTTCGCTCATCCAGTTACAATGCACATAATATGTGTCCGCAGCAATATTTTATAGAATATAATCTTGGCTGGAGAGGCTTGTCTGGACAAAAAGCTGACAAGGGTACCATTGTACATAAGGTATTAGAAATTTTAGCTTTTATAAAAATGTATCAACAAGATAATAAAGAAATATATGAAGATGATATTGCTGGCAACATCAATGTCAATAATTACGATTTGTCTAAAATAAAATCTATTGTCTATAATTATTATGTGGATAACACACCTCATCATAGATGGTCTCCTAAAGACGAAAGAGATTGTTCTAATTGGGTGGACAAGGCCGTTACTTTTAATGATGGTATGTTTGATCCTAGAAATAGGAAAATATTGTATCCAGAACAACATTTTGATTTTGAGATTAAAAAACCTTGGGCTAAGTTCGATTATGATACTAAAGACGAAGGAAATCTATCTGGCTATCTATCGTTAAAGGGTACTGTAGACTTGATTACTACGGTTAATGATGATACAATAGAAATGATAGATTGGAAAACTGGTCGCAGACTAGATTGGGCTACTGGTGAGGAAAAGACACAAGAAAAATTAGAAAGAGATCCACAGCTCAAGATATATCACTATGCTATCAGACATTTGTATCCTAATATCAAAAATGTCATATTCTCTATATATTTTATAAATGATGGCGGACCATTTTCAATATGTTTTGAAGACTCAGAACTGCCCGATACAGAAAACATGATTAGAAATAAGTTTAACGAGATTAGACGAACGCAAAATCCAGAACTTAAAAAAAGCTGGAAATGTAATAAATTATGTCATTTTGGGAAAACAACTTTTGAAGAAACAAATATTAAACCTACGATTGAATATAGAGAGAATCAATTATGCAACATGGGTCAAACCATGACAAAATGCGAACAAATAAAACACGACACAAAATTGTATGGTATTGATGCGGCTGTTAATATATATAAACATCCTAATCATTCCTTTGGTAAGTATAAAGCTCCCGGATCTACCGAATAAATGAATACATATATTCCTTTGCACGTTCACTCACATTACTCATTGCTTGATGGACTAAGCAAACCTACAGACATTGCTAGTAGATGTTCTGAAATAGGTGTTAAATCTTGTGCCTTGACAGATCACGGTTCTATATCTGGCATTGTACAATTTTATCAATCTATGAAAAATAAAAACATCAAACCCATATTGGGATGTGAATTATATATATGTAATGATGACTGTTCAGTAAAAACTAAAGAGAATGCTAAATTAAGTCATCTTGTGGTTTTGGCTAAAAATTATAAAGGTTG